GGTAATTTTTAGATTCATATCGCCCAGCGATACGTTAATGCGAATAATAAAACGATCAGTATACTACTGTCAACCTTTTAAACTAAACGTTCTAATTTTTCCGCCTGTGCATGAGTCACGCTTCATGGCATATTTAACGGCCTTCTTTGCGCTGCAACCAAGGTCCATGGCTGTTAGTGCATGATCGGAACCGCTTCCCCTTGCTAAAGGATTCCTTTTTCTCTCTTTTTGCCAATAATACCCTTCGTCCTTTGTTATTCCGGCAGTATAAACATCTTTGCCCATAACTATGATTGCGTGAGTGCTTATAGCGTCTGGATAACTTGGGCGCTCCCCGTTCTCGACAGCGTCTATCAATGTGTCTTCGTCCGCAGACCGGCCGCAAAAGAAATAGTAAACTCCGTTTGACTCTTTACATTTATTGCAATTATCGTCAACAATAGTTGATCCAGCGGTTTCCCTGGAGTCGTAAGCAATAAGGCCGTTCTTGTCCAGCGCAATGGTTGTCATTAGCCAGCCCTTTTATATGGCTTCTTCTTACCCTTTTTCATAGCCCCGCCTTTTCAAATGCCGTTGGCTCTAGCTTTTTCATTTCCGCTAAAGTCAGTGGCTTAAATTGATTACTAAGATTAAGCTCGCCAAATTTCTTGGCAGACAACCCTCCCTCGTTCATTAGTTTTGCTCTTACAGGCCCAATGGCAGATTCTTGGAATCCTTTAGGCTGCTGCTTTAGCCATCCATAATAACTGTCCTTAGCGCTAATGGACTCAACACCATCCGGGCCTCTTGCGGACCTGGTTGCGCCCGCTCTTAATGATTTAAACTTATCGTCAAGTACTGCGACTATGCTGGATCTGCATTTATATGGATTGGTGGCCGTGGGCCTTTGTCTATCTCGATGTTTGCATCCATTGACCTGCAGACCTGAGAGGTCCGGCCGTCAAAAGTCGATGTCCATCTGACCTGCTTGACATATCGCTATTTGCTCGCCAAGTTGTTTCTCTTGCCTGAACAGCCGTATGCTGCAAAGCGGTCCTGACCACGGCGTTTAGGCTGTTACCAACCCTTGCGATAATCCCGTTTTTAAATCCTTGGCTTCTTGTGCCTCGAATCGATTGCAATATCTTGCTTGTGCTTTGGCCTTCGTAATAACCCGTGCGAATAGCCAATGATATGGCGTCTATCTGCGCTGTTGTTTTGCCTTTGATAAAAGCTCCAAGCAACATACCATTATCAACTCCAGCCACGGAAAGCGGGTTTGTCATCACGGCAGAAACTAAAGCGGATGTTGTTGGAGTGTTAAAATCGGCCTTAATAACCTGATCCAGCGCCCTAACCTCAAAACCCGCCTCATACTCAGCAAGCTCTTTAGCCTGCGCCAGTATTGACGCGCCTATGTCCTTGTTAATAATTGAAAGATCGCCCTTCACAGACGCTATAAGGCGCTCTAACTTGGCCCTCTTAAAGTCTGTTATATCTTTACCGGCAAGCCTAGCTGTCACGGATTTATCCATAACCTTTAAGAATTCAAGATTCTCATTGACCGCCTGTGTCTTTAAGCGCTCCAAGTGCACTTGATGGCGTGTAGCAATCTCGATTAATTCAGACGGCGTTATCATTGATCAAGATCCGGCATGTTTATGCCTTGGCCTATTTCGTCCTGATATTCTTCAATGGTTTTGTCCGGATCAATTATGTTGTGCCTTTGCTGCCATCTCACGAAGTCGGCCGCTGGTATCGCGCCATTGATAAAGCCCGCTATAATCTCGCGTAACATGTTGGCGTCTGCTGTAGTGAAACAAAATCCTGATTAAGCTTGTAAACCGTTTGCTTTGGGTCAGTACCCATAAACAAGGCCACCCACCCAAGAGCCTTTTCGTATGCGTCGGTCACGTTTGACACGATCAAAGACAATACAGAATGCTGCGCCAATAGCTCACCGGCAGATTGCGTTGCGGTCTTGTTGGCGCTGCCCGGCGTTATAAACATGGCTCCAAGCCCAATCATTATCTGCACCTTGTCGGCCATAGCTTCTTTGGCCAATGTGTCTGGTTCAACCTGCACAATTCCCAGCTTCTCACCAGGAGGCACGCCCATCACGGTTCTAGATCCAAAATACATATCGTTCTTGGCCATTAGGTCGATATGGGTTTGCGTGATACCAGACATCCAGACCTGAGGCTGGCCGACCTGATAAACCGCGTCCTCGTATATTGCTGAATTATTTAAATGGCCTTCATTGATGCGGCAAAGATCGTACATTGGCGCCGGGTCGATCTTTGTTGTATTGGATTCAGACCCAACAAACGCAAAAGGAATCTCTGAAAGCGTAGAGCCAGTGCTGTCAACGGGGAATATTTCTTCACCGGCAACCCATTGCTCAACGTCTTTAATCTTTAGCTTTTCCCAAGTGACCATGGAATAAACCTCTCTATCCGTCACGTACTCAAGCTTAAGTTCTAGCCTGATAGGCACGGTCTTGAAGCTAAACCCATCCTCGCCTTGTATATCTTTATTGTAAGCAAGAACAACCTTACACAGCACAATGCGCGATCCTATGCTTTTGGTTTTCCAGTTGATTATTTGCTTTGCATCGAATTTTGTTATGGTTGCTGCGATTCCCATATTTGAAAGCTGGGCAACCGATAGCTCCCCGTTGGTTTTTGGAAAGTCCGCAAGCAACCCGCTTCGGCCAATCCTTGAAATATCTCTAACAACGTCTTGGGCTTGCTGGTCTATACCAGTGCCTGCGCCGTCAACATTAGTCTTTATATAATCAAGCTGCGGCGAAACCTCTAGCTCTGGCGGCTTTGAAAACGCCTTGCCAACCAATCCACGAGAAGTATAGCCAGCAATAGCGTAAAATATTGCCCGCTTTTTAAACTGCTCGTTTCTTGCGCCATTTTCTCTGCTATTGTCCTGAATATTAAGAGCATTTATATACTGCTTAACGTCTTTAGAGTCACAAATGTTATTAACAAACTTCCAAGAATCAACATTACCGTCATATTCTGGGTGCTTAAAATCAACGCCTTTTTTTGTTTCTGCCATGTTCTAAAATCCCACTTTAATATTAGTGATAATTAATTGTTCCTTGACTGTCCATTCCACATCGACCATATAACCTATCGCCGTTGTAATGTGCTGGTAATCGTTTCGCTGATCCTCTTGGAACGTTGATCCCTCTTGAAGCTGTACCGTGCTTAATCCCTTGTCGCACCATGGCGCGGTTAAAGGATTAACGAATAATGTTATCTCGCCCTCCATCGGCTTTATCTTTGCTCGGACAGCGTTTTGTCTGTCTTTTATGGCAGGATGCGACCTGGCAACCTTGTTATCGTATGTCCAGCCGTTGAGCTTTAATATTCCCTCGATTTGCGTGTAATCTGATTCGTGCCCGTGCTTTTCGCCCGCCTTTCCCGCCGGATCGCCATAAATAATAACATGCTTATTAGAATGATTAGTATATTTATCGCAAAACTCAATGGCCGATTGTCTTGATATTGCAGATATAAGCACGATTTCATCCAACAGGAAAAGCGCGTCTCCGCGTATTACTCCTATGGCGGATGATAGCGGCGTATAGTTTTGATCGTGCATCCAACACAATTGTTCATGCGGCAGGATATCTGTTGTCGTATGGTTTGCCGTGCTGTAATCCTCGTATATTCTACCGCCCGCAGTTTCAAAGCTGGCTTCAAACTCTTGCTTGAACTGTCGCTTTGACATTGTGCGACGACGCGCAGCAATAACATCGGGCGGCAATATCTCTGAGGACTTCCAGTGGTAGACCTTCCAAAGCCCGTCTTCTGGGTTTAGCTCTGAATACCTGCACATATCATAATAATGATTCAGTCCATCTGGAACACCAAGAAACCAACACCATGGTCTATAGTCTGGGCGCCTTGGATCAACAGTATCAAGCGCGGGCATGATGTTCTCATATACCGCTGTGCTCTTAACGTCGGCAATTTCATCTATGCCACCGCCGGTCCAGTTGATGCCCTCTATTCTTTGGGGTTTGTCTAAGCCAACAACATGAATCTCAGATCCATTAGGCAGGAATATCTTTAATTCGGTTTCGCTTGGGGATTTTGGGTGTATTGCTGAAAAGGTTAATAGTTTGAGGTCGTCCCAGAATATCTTCTTAGCCTGGTCGCGCGTTGGCGCTGCTGCAAAGTATATTTCGTTTGGATGGGTTAGCGCCTCCCGAGCAAGAAATCGCTTGAATCTTTCGGTCTTGCCCGAGCGACGGCCCGCAGGAACCAAAGGAAACCGCACACCATTTGATACCGCAAGGACTAACTGCCGCTGTACCGGATGTTCAATAAGCGGATACCAGCGGTCTTGTGGTTTTGCGAGTATCTTCACACAGGAAGGTTCCCAGCCAAAGCAGCAAGAGCCGCAACTAATTCGGCGCTTCCGCTATCTGTTTCTTTTTCCCTCCATCCTGCGCGGGTCTTCATCCAGAAAATCATAGCCGTGGTATCCCCGCCTTTTGCTTTGTTAAACAAGCTTCCACCAATCGATGCATTCGCCTTGGCCGTTGATTGGTCTAGCTCTTCCCGGTAATGCCTTCGCAGCGTTTTTGCGGTAATCCCTATGATGTCGGCCACAATATCTTGGTTTGTGCCGACCGTGGAATGCAGCGTCACAAGCTCTCTTGTTTGCTTTGTTGGCTCGTGTCTTTTTCTAGGCATCTTTTACGCTCCTTGAGTTAAACGTGCCGCCATCGGATTCAAGTGTTGCATCGTTACCAGTGAACTCTTGCCACCGTTTGACTATTACATCGCAGTATTTTGGGTCTAGCTCCATAGTTAATGACCGCCTCCCTAATTTCTCACACACTACAATCGAGGTTCCTGATCCGCCGAAAGGCTCATAAACATATTCTCCGGGATTGGTGTGGTTCAAATACGATTTTTCATAAAGCGCCGCTGGCTTTTGTGTTGGGTGCGTTGTTTTTTCCTCTTTACTTCCCCCCATTATATGATTTGGAGGAGATGCATCCCATATCGTAGTTTGCTTCCTGTCGCCCTTCCAGTTGTGGCCTTGCCCCTTCCTTATTGCATACCAGCATGGTTCGTGTTTGAAGTGGTAATCACTCCTCCCCATGACCATAACTGACTTATTCCAGATTATTTGCTGTGATGGCTCCAGTCCGGTTTTTCTCAAACTCTCCATTACAACATCGGTAAATTTTGACGCATGCCAAACATAGGCAACATTGCCCGTAAAAAGTGCCCAAACATCAGTCCAGTCGGCCTGATCGTCATTCTCTACTAAACCAGCGTTGCCCTTGCCAAGAGCCTTAGAGCCTAACGCATCATCGCGCCACGACTGGTCCAGTTCTACGCCATAAGGAGGATCAGTAACCATTGTGTTCGGCTTCTGCCCGTCCATCAGCTTATCCACAGCGTCGATACTGGTGGAGTCGCCGCACATCAACCTGTGGTTACCTAAAAGCCATACATCGCCCTCTACTGTAATCGGGTCTTCTGGAACCTCTGGGACAGAATCCTCGTCGGTAAGCCCTTTCACCTCCTCAATCTGTAATGCGCTGATTTCGTCAAGTGTGAAGCCGGTTAGCTCAAGATCAAACCCGTCGGCACGCAAATCGTCGAATTCAACCCGCAGCAAATCATCATCCCAGCCAGCATCTAGCGCCAACCTGTTATCAGCAATAACATAAGCCCGACGCTGTGCGTCGGTAAGGTGATCTGCTTCAATGGTTGGCAGGTATTCCATTCCCAGCTTCTTGCAGCCAGCAGCC